TATTTTTGATAATCTCACTTCATCTTCATCGTACTCTTCGTCATCTAACTGATATTCTTTGTTAATTAAAAAATCCATATCTGACTCTGTTAAATCAGGGTCATTCAATTTCATTTCTGCTTTAATCACATCCATTTCGGACATGTTAGCGTAATCAACTTGTGTTTTTAAAAAGTCCTCTAACTTACCTCCATCTTTTACATATCTATTTAAAACTTCTAACTGTTCGCTAGCAAAGTCGGTAGATTGTGTTCCTTGGGGTTTTTCAGTTAAAGCTTTTTCAAAATCTTCGTAGCTTTTAAATTTACCACCACTTTTCTCAAGCAATAGGTCTTCAAAACTAGGACTTTCAGTTTTTACTTCCTGAGCAACTTCTGAAGAATCAGTTGTTGTATCCGATTGTTCAGTTGACTCCTGTTTCTTCTCAGATGTAGGAGTCTCCTCTATTTTTGTAGGTTCTTCTGTTTTTACAACTTCTTCTGTAGGTGCAGAATCATCTACTAGCTTATAGCCTAAAGCCTCAGCTATTTCTTTGTTTTCTTCCATAGTAAATTTAATTTAATTAATTTGCAAATATAATGAATTTTTATTTAAAATCCAAATCGTTCTTATTTTTTAACCCTTACAAGGTCAGAATCATCTTCTGCTTCTTGTATATGCTCTAATTTTATATCTCCTTGTTTCTCAATAATTACTAACTGTCTTTGATGTTCTGATTGAGCAAATTGTTCTTTTAATTGAAACTCTAATTGTTTCACTTGCATTTCTCCCTCTACTTTAACTTGTTCTGCTTGAGCTGCAATTTGTGCAGCAATTTGAGCTGCTTGTTGTTGGGCTTCAGCATTCATCTGAGATTGTTGTGCAGCCATTTCTTGCTGCTCTTTCATATATTTCTTACGTCTTAATACAAGCATCTGATTAGCAAGTTTAACATTTTTTACATTACGAATCATTATAGCATCTTCTAAACGTAATTCTTTTTGTGCTAATGATTGCTGTATATTTTGTTCTAATAATTCTGTTTCTATTTCATCAGGTAATGCTTCTATTTTAATACCCATTTCAACAGGAGAAATATCTTTACTTATATCAACTACTTTCATATTTGTTTCTCCTATAGCATTAATATATCCTTTATAAGCTCCTTTATATTTTACCAAGTCTTGTAAAGCTAAAGCTGCTCTGTTTGCTACACCTTCCATTATAGTTGTATAGGCATGATTTAATCCTCTTGTTGCATTATTAGAAGCAAGTAAAGCTAATTTTTGGACTCCTACTAAAGCATCATTTGAAGGAGCAGAACCATCTCTAACTTCATTAATACCAGAAACATCTCTAATTCTTTCTAAATTATAATTATAAGATGCCATTAACTCTTGAAGGTATTGTCCAGCACCTCCTGATAACTCTTGAATTGGTCTTGCGTGTAATGGGTCTCCAGAATCATCTAACATACGATAATATAAATTACCTGTTTGCTCGTATATATCCTGAACTTCTAACGGAGTAAATGTTCCTCCCTCTCCTTTAGACACTCCCTCAATAGAGCCAACTTCTATAGCCATACCTTTAGGTCTAGTTTTAGCAATTAATTGCTGCATCTTTAAATGAATAAGTTGAATTTGGTCTGCAAAAGGAATCATTCTTTCTACCATAGATTTAGTATCAATTATAGAATGGTCTGGAGAATATATAGTATAAGACCCTAAAGTTCTAGCTAAATTATTTTTAGGCCTTAACATGTTCTCCTTCAATCCATAATCAAACAAGTAATCTGTTCCTATAACCCATTTACCTGAATACCAGGTTTCTATTTGAGGTTTTATTTGTTTTCTATTATATTTTGATTTCTTAGGTGGTTTATAATTTTTATTTTTCTTATTAACTGTTGTACCTCCATATCTATTACTTTTCTTTTCATAATGCATAATATCTACAGATTTAAACTCTCCATCCAATATATCTACAGTAAATTTTTCATATTCAAAATGATTCCCTAATAAGGAAGTAGTTAATGATGTTGGATTTCCATTTTTACTTATATAGTTTTTAGCCATATCATAATACTCATCTTCTGTAAATTGGTCTCCAGCTATTCTTTTTAATTCCTGAATAGTTATCTGTCTTATCTCTCCAACATGTAATAAATCTTTAAAATCAGGACTTGTGCTATGTGATGTAACTAAATATTTTGGGTCTACATATCTAATACCTATACCGTTAGCATCTAAGAATGTTTTTGTTGCAGATATATTAATATCTATTAAATCTCTAATAATTCTTCTAGATATTTCATCCCAATTATTTATAGTAAAAGCTAACTCAATCCCCTCCTCCATAGCTATTTCAGTTGCTTGTTTATAATTTAATTGCATGTATAATTCAAGCTCTTCATCTGTTTCTGGTGAACCTGCAGAAGGCCCCATAGGTATTCCTGAAGCTACAGATAGTTTTTCTGCAAAATCCTTTGTCATAATAGATACAGCCATATCCATTTTGTCATCTTGTCTTTTCTGAGTTGATATAGGGTCTATAGCATTACATAAAACTTTATAATCTTGATTAGTAAGACTCCCAACCATTACATCAACAAATTTTGGGATTATAGGAATAACAGTCCAATCTAAATTTAAATACGAAGTATCTCCACTGGAGTTAATTAAATTCTTATATTTATTTACAGACTGTAATCCTCTTGAATATTTTCTAGTTCTATCATATCTTTGACTTTTTATATTCAAAAGAGAATTATTATCTCCATTCCAATCGGCATACATTTTTTTAAAATATTGTATACCGAACTCTTTTTTTTCTTTATCTTCTTTTGATGCCATAGGATTTGGATACCCTGTAGCGTAGTTTAATTTATTTTCCATTAATTAATTGCTTTTGACACTTGTCCATTGTTATTATATTTTCTTACAAATTGCATAAATGGTTTTCTTTCTACTTTTGGAGCGACAAATTTCTGTGCTGCAATTAAAGTGATTCCTGAAGCCATAGATGCATCGTATTTAGTTCTATTATCTATATCAAAACTAACCCAATCTTCTAACAATCTTGTGAAATAGCATTTCCCCATTTCACCTGTTATTGAACTAATTCCTATATTATCATATATATAAGCCTGGATAGAATCTGCTATTGCATTAATTACTACCTGGCCTGATGTTGGTATTCCTTTTGTTATTTGTTTTCTACTTGATGCAGTATGTGTTGTTTCTGGTCTTACCATCAAATAATTACCATATCCTCTCAATTCAAAATAATTGATAAGTCCCACTCTATTATTCTCTACAAGAATTTGGCAACCATAAAATATACATTGCTTAACCATGTCTTCATAAAATGCCTCAACCTTTGGGGGTCTATTAATATATTCCGCAACAAAGATATGTGAATTATCTGGGTCGGTCATATCATATTTTTTAAATATATAAGCAGCAGCATCTGAACGTCTACCATCTGTTGTTGTGCTATGGTCATAAGGGTCACATCCTGATACTATAGTTGCCTCATTACCAGGGAATGTTCCTCCTTTTCTTATAGAAGTGGTATTTCTTCTTTCATTTTCTGGCATCCAAGAAACAAGCCATCTACCATTTCTATCTGGCATCCAAACTACTTCAGTATCTTTTTCGTTATTTCTCCATATAAAATTACCAGAGGTTGTTAATTTCTCTTTCACTACTTCAGCATATTCTATCTGCTGATATAAAAGTTCAGAATCAAATAAACAATTTTTTGAATCTGACCTAAATGCTTCTTCTGGAGTATATGGATATTGTCTTTTATTTTCTGATAAAGCTCTTGTATCATGTTGTAACCCTTTACGTACATCATCCGTATACTCTTTAGCTTCTTTTTTCATAGACATTCCATATTCATCTATAAATCCTTCCAATCCATCATATACTGGAGTAAAATATCTATAAAGACCTGAACGAGTTCTATCTGTAGAATCCCTATCTGTAGGGTCACTCATATCCCAAATCTTCTTATAATTATTACCGCCACCTTTTGTCATCTCATTTACCGTTGAAGGCATAAAACATTTCCCCACTACATTTCTACCCTGAGTAAGACAGGGTTTTACAATTTGCCAATTCTTCCAAACATCTGCTTCCTCCCATTTCCCAGC